ATGTTGTCTGGCCCACAACTGCAATTCTTCACATTGACAGCCAACGCTGCACTTACCAATGCTGGTAATGTCAACGGTTATTTGAACAATGTGTTGCAAGCAGTTCAGTCTGGTGCTGGTTTGACAGTTCCTGGCAGTACCATTGCTTTCTATCAAGCAGGTGCAACAGCCGGTACTATCAACCTGGCATTGTACCCAGCTGGTGGTTATACAACTGCTCAGTTGGTTGCTGCTGCTCAAACAGCCAACGCCACAGGCGGCTTGAACATTGGTATCCCAACTGCTAACGTTGCTGCTAGTGCAACATTCACTAACCTGTAATCAGTTTAGTTTCAACCAAACCCTGGACGTAAAAAATCCAGGGTTTCTTTTTGGCGTTAAATATGCACATAATGAAAGTCTTGTGCCGCACCCTTTTTGATTGTACCTTTACTGGTGTCACAGGACATCTCCGCCCACAGCAGTTACCATTTACCACAAAGACAGGCTTGGTGATTCACACCCCTGAACAATGGAACCGCAGTCGTAATCAGCAGCGTAACTGGGAGAGTTTGTTGCAAATAATGAGCCTGCGAACACAACCCATGAATGTTGTGCCACCTACAAAACACACTGATGGGTGGCACTTTGAATTTGACGTAGAGGCCGAAGGTGTGCTGGGCAGCAACTTTGGCAGCGACGATCTAGCAGGACTGGTTGGCGATTGTGAAGGCGTTCCCATGGTCACTGGACTAGATGAATCTGGAGTGGTCACTGCCACACTACATGCACAAGGTACTGATCAAAACATTTGGTTCTCAGCCATAAATACGCCATTGGAGCCTGAACATGGTTGACACCACTGACATTGAAAAGAAAAGTCTTGAAGCACATGTTGAATTGTGTGCAGAGCGTTATCGCATGTTGGAACTCAAGATAGAAACAGTAGAGAATGAAATCTCAGCAGTCAAACACATGGTGACCGAAGTGCATGGTATTGTGCGCCGCATGGGCGAAAAGCGCAACGACCAACTCATAGCCTGGGGAATAGGCATTATAGGTACATTGTTGGCCGTGGTAGGATGGCTCACGGCCCACTACATCAAGACACTATGACCCGCGATCAAAAACTAGAACGCTTTGCCGAGCGTGAGCTCAAACGTGTGTACACTGAACTCATCATTGATGATGAACACGGTGGCTACGTGGCATTTGGACGCTATCACTTGCGTCCCGAGTCTGCAGGATTTGCAGTGTATCACAGTGATGATCTTGTGAGCACATTCAGCAGTAAAAAAACTGCCATGAGTTGGTGTGTTGCAGATCACTTGCAGCAATACAAACTGGCACAAAACATCCGCATACTAGACAACAAAAAACAAACTCTGACTGCTGACATTCATTGCCGCCGTGGGCAAGCGGATCGCAGTACCCGGCCTGAATTCCGTGAAATGGTGCGCACCAAACTTGCACCCAAAATTGAGAACCTAACACTGCTGAATCAAGAACTTGAAAAATGTTTAAATTCGGCTAAATATCTACAACTAAGAGGATTTGCCAAATGAAATTAACCGAACTGGCCACACCAAAAAAGAGCCGCCAAGTAGCCCGAGTATTTGAAAGTTACTTTGGTACCAAAATGCCGGTGAACAAGCTCACCCTGCGCGAAGCACAAGCCATGCTCAAACGTGTGCGTGGTGTTATTGCTGAACATCAACGTAGCACAACACGTCACACCAGCGAACGCAACCCTGCTTATTTGAAACTGGTAATGATGGAACAGGCCTTGGCACATCGTGTGAGCGAAGACATGGCGCCTACCACTGCTCCTGGTGCTCAACAGAACACAGCACAAAATGCAGCCGCAACCATTGCCACAACAAAAGATCCTGCGCTCAAGGCAGCATTGACCAAGGCGTCAAAAGGACAAAATCTCACACCTGACGAACAAAAATTGGTTTCAGGTGCTGCTTTGATGAAAACAGAAAACAAGTTGCGCAGTGCTTTCCGTACACTGAAAGAATCAGAAGTTCAGCAAGCACAAGTTGTGTTGGCTGCCCAAGACATGGTAGACAAAATGCAAAGCATGTTGGAAGACACCACAGAAATGCAATTCAAAGAACTGCCTGCATTAGTTGACTCAATCCGCAATCAAATTGGCATTGAACAAGCCACACAATTCAATACTGACGCTACCGCAGCATTGCAAGGCCTTGTGCAAAATCTACAAGGTGCCAAGATACAACTAGAAACAGCCCTGGGGGTAGTCACAGGACAACCTGCCGCACTAGATACCAGCATGGCTGCCAGCGGCATGCCTGGCGCAGCGCCTCCTGGTGCTGAAATGGGTGCCGATGCTGGTGTTGATGCTGGTGTTGAAATGGATGCCGACCTAGGTGCCGATCTCGAAACTGGTGCCGAGCCTCCCAAGGCAGCCCTGGGACGAGCACGTAGATAATGAGAATCGACGAAGTTGAGACCGACCGTTCACCAGACCCAGAAAAATTATTGGGGTTGGTAAACTTTCTTTCAGGTCGGTCCGACGACGAAAATGCACAAAAACAAATCAGCACAGATGCATTTATTTCTGCTGCTCGTAGTTTGGGTTTTCCGGTCAATGAAAAAAACATTGTGAGTGTGATAAGCCAGAGCCCTCTAGACTCAGTATTAGAACCAATGGACCCTGCCAATCCCACAGTAATTCGATACAAAGGCGCAGGCGAATCTGGCCCTACACAAATGCCTGTAAACAAAGCACAAGATATTGTGGCTGCTTCGGCCAAATCCGCCATGCAACGCGGAATGAAGTAATTACCGGTTGACACAGCTTTTAAATTATCATACAATGGATAATGTGCTATGTTCTACCTTGTGAGTTCGCCAACCAGAGTTGGCAGTCATTATCTCATGAAAATAATTGGATCAACTGGTAAGCAAATAGACAAAACACATGATCCTAAACAACAAGCTGATTATGAAAACACCTGTTTAATAATACTGAATAGACGTAATAGATTCCGAGCAATCATGAGCAGTGCCGTGATGTTACAAACAAACCAATACTCAGTCTATTACCCTGTGTTAGATATTGCTCCATTTGCTATTACTGAGGACACATTTGAACATTTGTACCGGTTTAATAAATTTTATAGTCAACAACATGATTTTTCTCAACCATGGAAGAAAATAGAGTGGTTTTACATGGAAGATTTTGTAGGCAATTCTCAACATGTTTTTGAAAGGTTGGGACTGACTCAACTCAGAAAAATACAATATTTGCAACGATCACCATATAGGTATCAAGACAGTGTTATCAATATTGAACAATGTAAAAAGTGGTATTTAGAGTTAGAGGATTTCTGTCCACTAATTGTAAAATAAATTTAATCAAAAGGAAATATCATGGCCTATTCAGAAAAAGTAATTGATCACTATGAAAATCCACGCAACGTAGGCAAATTTGAAATTGACGATAGTGTTGGCACAGGCATGGTGGGAGCACCTGCCTGTGGCGATGTGATGAAATTGCAGATCAAAGTTGAAAACGGAATTATAACAGATGCCAAGTTCAAAACATACGGATGCGGAAGTGCCATTGCCTCATCCTCTCTTGTTACCGAGTGGGTTAAAGGACGAACGCTTGACGAAGCCGCAGCTCTTAAAAATTCAGAGATTGCTGCGGAACTCGCATTGCCACCAGTCAAGATTCATTGTTCTATTCTTGCTGAAGATGCTATAAAAGCCGCTGTAGAAGATTATCGAAAAAAACATTGACATATTGTGCCGTGTAATTCACATAACATTGTTTTTGCTAACAATTTGTCGGCAGCCAACAAAAAAATTAAAATATTATTCTACCATGCCGGCGGGAGTACTGCCTGGCTGTATCCGGCTGCGCTACAATTAAAAACATACATTGATTTGTTGTATCCTGATTTAGCTGAGAAATTGGAATGGATAATACCTTTGCAACAAGAAGTTACTGATCAAGAGTTGATCAATCATATTACCAAAACAGGTGCAGATATATTGTGTACCAGTCATTATCTTTGGAACCATTCATTTTTAATCAATCAAATAAAAAAAATAAAACCTTGTCTAAAATCCACATTTAAAATAATTGCTGGTGGACCCAGCATTGACGTTAATAATAATCAAGAATTTTTTGATCAATATCCCGACATTGATTATGCAGTGTACGGCGCTGGGGAACAAGCATTTGCAGACATTGTCAACCATTTGGTGTTTGCCACACCATTGATTGCTTTTAACACATCAAATTGTGCTTGGAAAAATCACAACACTGGAAAACCTATTGTTGCTGATTACAAGTTTGTAAAAATGATAGAGACTAGCCCTTTTGTACACAATCAAGAAATGTTTGCAGCTATGGTAGCGGACACTAAGAAAAAAAATCTACCAGTATGGTTGCCATATACTCTCACCAGAGGTTGTCCATATTCCTGTACATTTTGTGATTGGAATAGTGGTCTGGGCAACAAAGTGTCAAGAAGAAAAAATACTTATCAACAAGAAATTGATTTGTTCCAACGTGTAGGAGTCACAAACATATACCTAGCAGATGCCAATGTTGGTCAGTACGATGAAGATGTTGACATGATTGAATATTTTGCTGAAAAAAACATCAAAGAAAATGCTGGATTTCATGTGGGTGGTAATTTTAGCAAACTCAAAAAAGAAAACAACTTGAAAATTTTTCACAGCATGGCACAAAGCGGGTTAGTGAATAAAACATTGAATTTTTCCATACAGGACGTCAATCAAGAAGTATTAAACAACATTGACCGTCCAGATGTGGGATGGGATGTGCATGTGGCAATGGCCAATGAACTACGAATCAAATATCCGCATCTTATTGTTAAAGCACAATTAATTTATGGATTACCGGGACAAACACCTGCATCATGGCGACAAACCCTTGCTACTGTGACACAACAAAATATTTTGCCAATTATTTTTTTAAATGAACCGCTGCCTGCCAGCCCTGCTATGTACAACCCAGAATATCAACGCAAATTTCAGTTTGAGTACATTCACAGTAATAGAATTGGCAATAGTTTGTATCTCAGTAAAATCCCGAAAAAAAGCATGTCTTTCGATCAACATGATCTGGTGCAGATGAATTTGTTATCTGCTGTGTATAAATCATTGAGCACTATTAACTTTGCTCTGCGTGAAAATCATGCTCAGTCATTGGACGTTGAAAAGATTGTTGATCAGTTCATAACAAGTGAACATTGGAAAAACCTTTACAATAATCTTTATAATAATTGGACAATACACAATAATTTTTATTACACAATAGACTTTTCTGGACAAACAGTACAGATTCCAGATATTGCATTGGGATTGCAGATGCCTACAAATACAGATTTTTTAAAATATATATCAACTTTTGTTTCAATTGATCATCGCAATAAATTTTTTCAAACAGCAATACAGGCCAAATTCCAAAAAACAATAAAAGAAATTCAGTCAGATATTGATTAAGTATAAACATGATAACCATAACTGACCAAGCAAAATCTAAAATACAAAAATTAGTAGCTACCAAAGGCTATGCTGGCATACGATTGGGTGTGAAAACTACCGGTTGCTCAGGGCTTGCTTATGTGTTAGAATACGTTAAACAATATGATCCTGATGCCAGCACCATAAATTATGCTCATGACAATTTCTGTGTGTTAGTTGATAAAAAACATGATGTATACTTGCGTGGCACACAAGTAGATTATGTGCGCCAAGGACTCAACGAAGGCTTTGAATTTACCAACCCCAATGAACGTGACCGCTGCGGTTGCGGAGAAAGTTTTAGAGTGTGATGTCAGACAAAACCTTGTTGGTATTCGGCTGTAGTTGGGCGGTTAGACTCCATTACCAACAGAAAGTTCATCTTGCTTGACATTCGTTTTGGCTCGACAGAAATTGAGATTAACCTGGCCAGCATTCTACCAAAAACTCGCATGGTGCAATATTTGGATTTTGTTGAAGACCAGTTGGCACTGAAGTATCAGCAGCAGTGCATATGGTTCACCGCAACAGACGGAGAAAACACACAGGCTCCAGCCCTGGTGGCCTGGATCCAACGGTTGCAATTGGCCTTGAGTATTGCCAATGACAAAATTTGGTTTGAATCAGTGGTACCCTGCGCTGAACAATGGAATTGGAAACCTGTGTCGCTGGCAGCGTTCAAGGATGTGAGTAGGTACGTGGATCCTGACAGCATGGATAGAAACTTGTCAAAGGCAAAATTTGTAGGTGTGCTGGCGGCCAGCAGGTTCAGTGTGTACAGGATGAGATTGATTTATGAATTGAGTAAAAAATTTGCTGGGCAAACATATGTCACTCACAGAGCAGATCACAGCAGTGAACAGCTCAAAGTCGCAGCCGACCACTATACAAATGAACGGTCCTGGCTGGATCACACCGTATTTCATAATGACAACGTGGTCACCATCAGCGATCAAAATCGCATCTTAAACTATGTGAATGCAACCAAGGCCTACCAACACATATGGAATCAATTCAAGATCGAAGTAATCACAGAAACAGATGAATATCAGCGCACTTGGTTTACAGACAAAACTGCCAAGTGTCTAGCCACAGGCAAACCTTTTTTGTTGTTGGGTGCTCAGCACAGTCTGCAAACCTTGACAAGCATGGGATTTGTAACATTTGATCAATGGATTGACGAAAGCTATGACAATTGCACACTGGCCACTCAACGCATCATGGCCATGGTTCAAAGTTTAAAAACACTGGCTGATCATGCAGATCGCGACGCCATTCTAGACCAAATGCAAACACACGCAGAAAAAAACATTGAACTTTATAGAAACTACGTCAAACATCACTAGGCAATAAATGTACAAACCACAATTCGACTATGCACCTATCCCCCGTGTCACAATCAACGGCAAGAGGTATTATGCCACTCCTGATGGCAACAAATTGCCCAGTGTCACTACCATACTTGACAAAACCAAAAGCGAAGAAAGCAAACGGGCCTTGCAAAACTGGCGAGCCAGAGTAGGTACTGAGCAAGCGCAGGCCATCACAACAGAAGCAGCCAATCGCGGCACAAGAATGCACACGTATCTTGAGCAGTATGTCAAAGAGGGTGCCATCAAGGAACGTGGTACAAATCCGTTCAGTTGGGCCAGTCACGCCATGGCACATACTATAGTGGAACACGGTTTAAAAAATGTCACGGAGTTTTGGGGCATTGAAGTTCCGCTGTATTTCCCCCGAGTCTATGCAGGCACCACAGACGGTGCGGGCATACACTTGAATGAAGAAGCCATACTAGATTACAAGCAAACCAACAAACCCAAACGGCGTGAGTGGATTGATGATTACTTTGTGCAGTTGTGCGCCTATGCTGAAGCACACAACGAACTGCACGGTACACGGATACGAAAAGGCGTAGTTTTGATGTGCGTCAACCCACAGCTAGACGAACAAATGAACATGCTCACACAACCCCAATATCAGGAGTTTGTGTTGGAAGGCACAGAATTTGAACACTACCGTACACTTTGGTGGAAAAAGGTCGAACAGTATTACTTGCTAAATATGTGATACCTCAAGGAATCACACAGTGGCAATTTTACAAATATCTCGTATCACAGCCCGCAAAGGACTAGTAGAAGACCTTCCGCAGCCCTTGGCTGGAGCTGAACTGGGCTGGGCAACCGACGAACGCAGACTGTTCATAGGCAATGGTCCTTTGGAAGACGGTGCTCCTGTGGTGGGCAATACAGAAATTCTCACTGAATTTTCGGACATTTTGAGTTTTGCTGGACAATACACTTACAAAGGCGAAGCAGCCGGATACACTGCACAGACCGGAGTCACATCCGGCAGCCCTGTGTCGCAGAGCATTCAAAGTCGCCTGGACAGTTATGCAGTGGTCACAGATTTTGGTGCGGTTGGAGACGGACAAACTGATGACACCGCAGCTATTAACCGCGCACTATTTCAATTGTATTGTGTACAGGCCAACACTCAGATTCGTCGCAGTTTGTTTTTTCCAGCAGGCAATTACATTGTCACAGACAGTATTCTCATACCCCCGTATGCTCGATTGTATGGCGAAGGCAGCAACAGTTCTATCATAGACTTTCAAGTGCAAAACTGGGCAGCCAACACTGCCTATGCGCAAGGTGTGTTGGTTTATTATGTGCCTGGCAGTGCGTACTATCGCAGTGTAGTGTCAGTTCCGGCCACGGGCATCTCAATTACTGATCCTGCATACTGGGCAGCAGAATCACTGCCCGGCTATGTGGCACAGACTGCAGACAGCCTGCAGCAAACTGGAGTAAACATTGCCACCAACGGAGCTATTGCTCCTACTAATATTGAGATCACTGGTATGGGCATTAGAACCAATCAACTCAATGATGCCATGCTGATTGACAAAGCTCAACAATGCAGTTTTTCGCACATGACCATTACCGGTCCATTGCTTGCTGGGGATTTGACCACCAGTGTGGATGATACTCGAGCTGTGGACTGGCTCAGTACTCCCAGCTTGCCATGTACCCAGATCAATTTTG